TTGGTTCTGCGAGATCAGGGCAAGAGAAATGATTAACTATGGTCAGTACCAACACCACCATATGAAAAATCCTTTCCTATCCAATAGAGAAAAATCTAAACGGATGGTAATTAATATAGACGAACTACTATTACAAAAAGACAAGACTTTCATCTAAGGAGAAAACAATGGCACTATCAGATCAAGACAGAGCGCGTAAGGCTCGTAAGTTACGTATTGCTTCACTTCCACAAAAAGTATATTCAGATGCTAGAGCAACTGCAAGAAGCTATGCAAAATCAGCAGATGTAAAACTTAACCAAGCTGAAAAGACTAAAGCAGCAAAATTGATAATGGCCCAGGCAAAGCCTGCTCGTGAAAGAACAGCACGCCGTGCTGAGTTTATTGCTAAGCGTGAAATTAAAAAAGCAGCAGTAGGGCGTGCAGAGGCAGCCTTAACTGGACAATCAAAAAAAGTGTCTGCTCCAAAAACAGCAATTAAAAAGGCAGTAAAGAAAACTTCACCTAAAAAGAAGTAAGGTAAATAATTGTTAACTCCAAAAGAAGTAATCGCTAAAGCTGGTCGTATACAGACCAGATATGCAGCCCGTGATCAACGGATGCGGGATGTTCTTTCTGTGCGCCAAGGTGATATATCAAAGGTATATCCATCTATGTTCTCAGAGGATTACCCAAAGCCTTTAGTTGCTAACTTCGTAGATGTAGCAGCCCGTGACTTAGCAGAGGTAATGGCACCACTGCCATCCTTTAACTGTGCCGCTACCAATATGGTATCTGATACTCAACGCCGTGCTGCTGATACTAGAACTCGTATTGCTAACTTCTATGTAACCTCATCTGATCTACAGATCCAGATGTACCAAGGTGCTGACTGGTTCAATACCTATGGAATGTTACCAGCGATGATTGAGATGGATTACGAAACTAATAATCCAAGAATCCGTCTATTAAATCCTTTTGGTGTTTACCCAGAGTTAGACCGTTATGGTCGTTGCGTTTCTTTAATTCAAGTTGTTAATACAGATGCAGAAACCTTAGCTGCTCAATACCCAGAGTATGCAGATGTTATTCTTCCTAAGAATAGATGGCAACAAGGTTCCCCTGCTTTATCTCTAGTTCGCTACCACGACAAAGATCAGGATATGATCTTCCTACCAGAACGCCAGAATCTAATTCTAGGTAATGTTCCTAACCCAGTAGGTAAGTGTTTAGCCAACGTTGCTATGCGATCTTCCCTTGATGGTGAGGCTCGTGGTCAGTTTGATGATGTACTAGCAGTTCAACTAGCTCGTGCAAGATTTGCAGTATTACAGATCCAGGCTGCTGAGAAATCTATTCAAGCACCTATTGCTATTCCACAAGATGTACAAGAACTTGCTTTGGGACCAGATGCAATTATGCGTTCTGCTAATCCACAAGGTATTCGTAGAGTTCCACTAGAACTACCAGCAGGTGTATTCACAGAGTCTGGTGTATTAGAGCGTGAACTTCGCGTTGGTGCTCGTTATCCTGAAACTCGCTCAGGTAATATTGATGCCTCTGTTGTTACTGGTCGTGGTGTGCAAGCACTACAGGCTGGCTTTGATACACAGGTTAAAGCAGCACAAGCACAGTTCGCTCGTCTATTTACAGATATGGTTTCTCTATCCTTTGAGGTAGATGAAAAAGTATTTGGTAATATGGTAAAGACAATTAAGGGTAGCGATGACGGCACACCTTATACATTAAAGTACACACCATCTCGTGATATTAAAGGCGAGTATGGCGTAGATGTACGCTACGGTATTATGTCAGGAATGGATCCTAACAGAGCCATTATTGCATTACTACAAATGCGTAGCGACAAGTTAGTATCCCGTGATTATGTCCGCCGAGAAATCCCAATGGAGTTAAATGTTACACAAGAAGAACAAAGGGTTGACATTGAAGAAATGCGTGATTCTCTTCGTGTTGCTGTTGCTCAGTATGCACAAGCTATACCCGCACTTGCTTCCCAAGGTCAAGACCCAAGCCAAATCATTACTAGAATCGCTGATGTCATTCAAGGCAGACAAAAAGGATTACAACTAGAAACTATCATTGCCAAAGCATTTGCACCGGAGCCAGTGGCTCCAGCGCCAACAATGCCTGAACAACAAGTTCCAGTAGCAGGTGCGGCCCCCGCCCCTGCCTCGCAGCCAACTCCAGAACAACAAAGCGGAGCGGCCCCTGCTGCTGGTCAACCTCAACCAGATATCGCACAACTACTCGCCTCTATCGGCGGAGCAGCATAATGAAGGGGGTGAACAAATGAACAAAGGATCAAGAGCAAAGGCTACTGAAACAAAGCCTGTAGAGGGCAAGAATGGAGCACTGCCAACAACTGGAAAAGTATTCTTCGGATACACACCAGCAGGTCGTAAGGGTAAGAAGGCTTAAATTATTTTATTGATAGGAGCGCTGGGTGAATAACGATAATAATCTTAATCGCCCAGTGCGACTGTCTGATTATCTAGTAATAGCATCAGGATTCTTTTTAAATTTAATATCAGTGATAGAAGCACTTGCAGATGATCTGCACCAATTAGCTGTCTACCATTCAACACAGAAGAGCCAGGAAGAAAAAGTCTGGCAACAATTTTCGCAAGATCTAGAAACTTTAAAGGAGGAATAATGGCAAGAGGTCCATTAGCTGGTGCATCAGGCCCAGGCAAATTCTCCAAGAGAACAGATATGAGTTTAGGTTCCACATCATATGGAGAAGGTCAAGAAACTGCTGCACTTAATACAGCAGCACCAAAAGCAAAGACTCGTGGTATTGCAGATGATGTAGGTGGAAGACCTGCTAGTCCAGCAACACAAGCACCAGTAACTCCATTATTCGCTCCGTCACAACGCCCAGATGAACCTATTACTAGTGGCATTGATTTAGGTGAAGGTCCAGGATCATCAGCATTAATGATGCAATCAAAATTTGCTGATCGTAAATTATCAGATGTTTTAGCAGAGATGATTCCTTACGACACTACTGGAGAAATCCAATACCTTTATCAGAACGCTTTGTCTAGAGGTCAATAGTGTCTGAGAGCTTAAAGGCAGCAGCATATGCCGCAGGGTTATCAGAGCAAGACAAAAGAAGAATAGATAACCTAGGTAAAGCATTTTCTACGCATAAGAATTTGCTTAATATGCCACAGGATGTATCTAGCGCTATTTACAATACCTTGCCACAAGCGCAACAACAAAACCTAGTAGATACATTTGGTACGGAATCTCCAGACGAAGGACCAAAAGGTCTTCTTGGTACTGCCTGGCACTACACTGGTTATCAAGCATTTAAAGGATTGCAATTTGCATCCGACAGAGTTAGCCAGACTTATCGTGCTTTAGCTATTCCAATTATAGAAAAAAAGACACTTGGCTTTGCCTGGGATGAAGCTGGCAAAGATGGCGAAAAAGTTTACAATACTAATCGTATTCAAAAAGCAATAAATAAATACGGTGATGTACAAATTAGTATTGCTCAAAAAATTAGCGAAGGCGCTAATATATCGGATCTTATTCAAAATGCTACAGAGGAAGAAAAATACTATCTTCGTATAGCAGATCCTACAAATAAAGAATCAGGCAGAGAAGAACAAGAAGAGTTTAACGAAGCATTAAACGCTGTCAATGCTGCTAAATTTTCTCCTGGTCGTCAATTTGCTAATATACTTGATAAAGTAACACCTGGTGATTTAGCTAATTTAAGCACTCCTAAAGTTTTAGGATTTGATATTCCATTTTTTGGAGAACAAGGTTTTTTCTACAAGGTAGTATCAGGTGTTGGCGATGCTATATTCCGCCTTCGTACTGATCCATTCATTGTAGCAAGTAAAGTCAAAAAACTTTATGATCTTAATAATTACGCAGTAGGCGTAGTCGCAGCACAGGCTGCTGAAAAAGGTCAAAAGTTTAATGATTATTTTAATGACCCTAAAACAATTGCTGTTTGGGATAAAGCTGGCGAGTATCTTAAAAAGATAATAGATAACAAAAAGAGTAATCCTCAAGCAACTGCTGAAGCAAGAAAAGAACTTTCCATTCTTGTACCTGAGTTTGGTCGCTCTGTTATAGATGAATTTATAAAAGGTCCAGTTCCTATTACAAATGCAACTACCGCTAAGGCTTGGTTTGAGAATACTCAAGATGTTCTAAACATAATATCTCAAGGATCAATTGCTCGTCAAAGAGTGATACTACCTCGTATGGATCTTACCCGTAAGACAAGAATTAATACCTTGACTTTAGCAAATAAAGTATTTGACTTTAATAAAGTATCTCCGGCTATAGTAAACGCACTATTTGGTTCACCTAACAATCTTGACGGTTTGTATGATGAACTTGTTACTATGGAGCCTGGTAAACTAGTTAAGGCTTTGGATGGAGAAGCGGTTAAAGGAACTGCTCGTAAATCCAGTCTGCAAATTTTTAATGCTATAGATAAAATCAAGAGAGCATTTACACCGATACCAGCATTTAAAGACAATCAATTTGATCTACTTGCGAAAGATGCTCCTGATCAGATCTATCGTATGGCCGCTTTATCTTTACCTACTAATGCAGCAACGCTACTTAGAGAAGCATATGCTGGTACTGATGACATATCTAAAAAGTTTTCTATTTATCAAGCACTTTGGGGACAAGTTGCAGATCTTAGAGGTATAAACTTAACTCCAGAGGCTAACACTGTAAGCAGAACCTTAAGTAATAAAGGTAATATGCGTACAGGCCTAGGAGATGATGTTCTATCTAGAAAAGCATTATTACCTAGTGAGATGAATACAATTGTATCTGCTCCTAATCTCGCCGATATAGATGTATTAGCAGGTAAAAGTGCCTTTGCTAGAAAAGTCTTAGGAACTGCAAACAGTAAATGGGTAGAGGACATAACAGGTCTTTGGTCATTTTTTACTCTTGCTGGTCCTCGCTATGCAATCCGAAATGCCGGCGAAGATTTAATGGTTGCCCTAGCTATGGGCAAAAGCCCTTGGGGTTTAATACAGCAAAGAACTACAGCTACTAGATTAAACAGCGCAATGCAAACTGTTCCTGGTCTAACCAGTGCAGAGAAGTTCGCTGCTAATCCACTTGGCGTAATGATGAGATTTATAAACAAAAAAGAAGCAGAAGCAAATGTTGCAGCCATCAAAGCACTTGATGAGAAAATTGTTTCTGGAAGAGAAGAATTATTTCAGCTCAAGACACAGGTAAGATCTTTAGATCCAAAGTCAAAAAAAGCAAAAGCACTTAACTTAAAAATTTCTGAAGTAGAAGAAAGCATTAAAGGTGGAGTAGCAGGACAAACTAGGCAGATACTTGCTCAGGCTTTGTCTAAAGGTAAAATAGATAACTTCCTGCGTAATTTTAATATTAAATTAGTAGACGATGAGTCTATAGAAATACTGACTGATCAAATTGTTTATGGCAATATAGACAATCTATTATCCTCGGTATCTGAAGGCGGTATGAACTTTGCCTCTGGTGCTACTTACAATGAGAGTGTATTGCAACTAGTCAAAGACCTTGGCGTGGGAGCACAACCTCTTAGATTAGACTTTAGTACTGCTACTAGACAGTATGCACAATCAGCAAATATTGCTGGCTTTGGTACTAGAGCAATCACTAGCGATAAGAGTGAAGCCTCACTAATCGGTTGGTTAATGAGAGTTTCCTTCTATGGAAATGATGAACTAGGTTCTATTGCTCTTGCTAACGTAGATCTGCCTGAAGATAAGGCAATCCAGATTCTTGTTAATTGGTTGAAGACTCCTAGAGGACAGCAACTTAAAAAAGAAGCAACTGCTGTTAGTGATCTAAAAATAGATGACATAACCTATGCTACAAGAGTATATCAAAATGCTAAAGATTTAGTAACACAAAGAAAAGACGGGAAGATAAATACCAATCTTCTAAATAGGATTCGTCAATTAGATCCGGATAAACCATTAGGTGATACTGATAGCTATATAATCACTGGTAAGTTAGGTTTAGATGATGTCCAAAATATGGATATTGAGGATCTACCATTAGAGTATGTAGGACCAGAGTTAGTACCAATTGTTCCTGAGAGTGAGAGAACATCTAGCCTTGTACAAAATGGTTGGGTATGGCTTGGCCTTGCCAACGCTCGTATATCTCGTCAGCCTATGGCCCTTTATGAATCAATCCTTATTCGTAAAGAAATGCGGAGCCAAGGTTTTGAGAAAGCATTTATCAACAAGTGGACTGAGGGTATTGAACAAGGAACTCCTGAGTACAAACTAGCAATTAATAATGCTAAAAAAGAATTAGCCAAGGCTGCAGAAGAAAGAGCTATTACACAAGTTCTATCTTATGTAGACAATCCTTTGATTAGATCTCAAATATCTTTTTCAATGCGTAACTTTGCTAGATTCTATCGTGCTCAAGAAGACTTCTACAGACGTTTAGGTCGTCTTGCTAAATACAATCCCGAGGCTTTCCAAAAGGCAGCATTAACATTTGACGGACTAGATCACTCTGGCTGGATTCAGAAGGATGATCAAGGTAATCCATACTTTGTTTACCCACACTTTGCTCCAGGGTATAGAGCAATGCAGGGTGCTTTAAGTTTTATGGGAATACCACAAGATTTTAAGGTTCCATTCCCAGTACAATTTGGTGGATCTATAAAGATGTTAACACCATCCTTAAACCCAGATTCAATATTACCAACCTTTTCAGGTCCAGCAGGAGCGTTGTCTGTAACTATGTTGGCTAATGTGGTTGATTTCCTACCATTCCAAGGTTCAGACAAAGCAGCAGATACTATTACTGGTATGGTTTTAGGTAAGTACGCTGTTGATCAACCATTAATCTCTAGATTAATGCCTGCTCACGTTAATAGAGCGTTGTCTGCGTTCTCTCAAGACGAGAGAGATTCACAATATGCTTCTGCTTATCGCAAAGCAGTAACTTATCTTGAGGCATCTGGTAATGGTATAAATCAAAAGACTGATGAATTTGGCAATCTAGTACCACCAACAATTGCTGAACGAGAAGCCTATAGAGAGAAAGTAAAGAATACTACTTTAGCTATTCTCGCAGTTCGTTTCGTTTACGGCTTTGCTGCTCCAGCCTCTCCATCTATTCAACTTAAATCTGAAATGGCTGAGTGGATCAGGGACTCTGGTAAGGCAAGCTGGAAGCAAGCCTGGTATGGATTGTTAGAAAAGAACAATGGCGATACCAATGCTGCTATGCAAAAATGGGTAGAGTTATATCCTAACCAAGTTCCTTATACTGTATCTGAATCAGAGCGTAAGACTGTTGGTTATTTTAACAGCGCAGAAGATTCTGGTAAATTTGTTGAAGAGAACTCTGATTTGTTTAACTCTTATAAGGAAGGCGCTGCCTTCTTAATACCACACAAAGGCGGATTTTCTTGGGATGCTTACAAGACTATGCAGTCTATGGGTCTACGAGAGAACAAGCGAGTAGAAGATTATCTATTAGAGGTACAGACAGCAGCAGGCGTTCAGGCCTACTTTGACAAAAAGGATGAGTTTGATAACTCATTGGCTGGTATCTCAGATCCTTCTATTAGAAAGATCTTGCGTAGGCAATTTAATGAGTGGAAAGATACCTTTAACGCTGGACAACCATTAGTGCAAGAATATTTAGGTAAGGGTAGAGAAAAGGAAATAGAGCGAGTTAACGCTTTAAATGACTTATCTGCAATGCTGGATGATCCTAAGTTCGCAAACATTAGACCACAAACTCAAGGAGTATTGAGGGAAATGGTAAAGGCTTACAAGGAATATCGTAAGCAACAGGAAGTCTTTGAAATAGTAGGCGGCAACGCTGATGTTATGGATATCCTTAAAGTTGGCACATTACAAAGGATTAGAGAGTTGTCATCTTTTAATGAAAACACACAAGCAGCATATATGTCTATATTTAGTAGATTGTTAGGGGAGTAGTAGTGGCTATTAATTTACAACAACAGCAACAACAACTTGGTAAACTTAAAGCCGAACTAGGCAACCTTAAGAAAAACAAATCTCGTTTAGAAGGTTTAAGTAAAGGCGGCTTGTTCAATAAGCCTGCTCCTACAGATCCCGTATTTGCAGATTTAGCAGAAGCTGTTAAACTTGTAGAGGATAAACAAAAAGAATATAATGCTTTAAAGAAAACATACGATGCAGCAGTAGCTGACTCTAAAGAGGTTAGTGAAGTTGGAAGTGCTGAAGAGGCTCGTAAGGCAGCCCTAGCTGGTTATGGTCCTAATCAAATAAAAGAATATCGCGCTGATCTTGCTACACAGTTGGCAAATAAAAAAGCTAAAAAACAGGCACAAGATAATGTTCAGCAAGGAGAAGTTCAGTCACAAGAACTTACTGCTGAATTAGTTAGAGCCGGTACAGATCTTGCACAAAAATTTACTCCTCAAGTAAGAGTTGATTTAGCCAAACAGTTAAATATAATGTATGGGATTAACCTTCCATTAAATGGTGCATATTCTCCTGATTTAAAAGCAGCTTATCAAAAATTTCTTGAAGATAAATTTCAGCGTTCATTAGATGAGGGCAGAACATTATCTAATGTAGAATTTTTTACAATTGGTACTGCAGAGGGTGCCTATAGAGCAACAGGTGGTCCTGGTGCACCAGATATATTTGCATCAATTTCTGATCCTACCCAGGCTGCATCCATAATTACATCCGTCTTTAAGGCTGAACTAAGAAGAGATCCAACCTCTACTGAGTTAGCAAAATATACAAAGTTGCTACAAGGTGCTGAGAGAAGAAACCCATTTAAAACCGTTAATGGTATTAGAACTGGTGGATTAGATAAAGCACAGTTTATAGTTGGTGAACTTCAAAAACTTCCAGAGTTTGCTCAGAAGAAAACAGACAAGGTAGCTCTTACTAGTCAGTCTATACTAGGCACTGCCAGAGCTAATGGTGTAACTTTAAATCAAGCTCAAATTGATTCCTTTGCCAAAAGAGTTGAAGACGGTACGGATATAAAGACTATTGATAGCGAGATTCGCGGTATCGCAGGACTTGGTATGCCTGAGAAAGTACAGAATCTACTAGCACAAGGTATAGATCTTGATACTGTTTACTCACCTTATAGAAACCTTATGGCATCTGTACTAGAACTAAATCCAGAATCAATTGACCTAAAAGATCCAACGCTAAGATCTGCTATTGGCCCAGATAAGGAAATGCCTATCTATGACTTTGAGAAAAATCTACGCAAGGATTTTCGCTGGCAATATACAGACAACGCAAAGAGGGATGTTTCTAATGTCGCACTTAAGGTCCTTAGGGACTTTGGATTTCAGGCTTAACTATGGCTACTAAAAAGGTTGCAACAGAAGCTGAATTTCAGCAAGCAATAAAAGACTTACAAAAATTATCAAAAGATCCTAAACTCTCTAAAGTTCCAGGCTTAAAAAAAGCTATTTCTGGAATTGCAAGTACTGCACCAGGTGTAGTATCTAGAGGCGAAGCAACTGTTAAGAAACTAGCATCTGATATTGGTGCTACATATGATCCAGCAACTGGAGTAGTTTCTGGCCCTACTGGCATTGGTGGTAACACGGCTTTAACTGCTGAACAAATAGCAGCAAATGAACGAGCATTATTAGAACAGCGTGAAGCTGCTCAAAGGGCTGAAGAGTTACGCCGCAGAGGACAATCCGCCTATGATATATTATTAACAGAGTTTAATAGATATGGCTTAGGTACTTTATTAGATGATGTTAAGAATCTGATAGTAACAGGTGCTGATGAGGCATCATTAACATTAGCTTTACGCCAAACTAAGGCATACCAAAATCGTTTTGCTGCTAATGCAGATCGTATTAAAAATGGATTAAGAGCATTATCAGAGGCAGAGTATGTAACTCTAGAAGATCAATACCAGAATGTTATGCGTAACTATGGATTACCTGCAACCTATTATACTAAGGATGCTACTGGTAAGCAGGCAGGATTTGAAAAGTTTATTGCAGGAGATGTATCTGCTACCGAACTAGAGGATCGTATTGCTATTGCACAGAAGAGGGTTCTTGATGCACCACCTCAGGTTAAGGATGCGTTAAAACAATTCTATCCTGATATAAAGGATGCAGATATTCTTGCTTATACACTTGATCCAACAAGAGGATTAGCAGATATTCAGAAGAAGGTATTAGCTGCTGAGATTGGTGGAGCAGCAATGGGTCAAGGCCTAGGTACTACTGTTAGTAGAGCAGAGGAACTTGCTCGCTTTGGTGTGACTGCTGAAGCAGCACGTCAGGGTTATCAGGCTGTTGCGGATATAGCACCTCGTGGTTCACAGTTAGCAGCGATCTACGGACAAGATGCTTACGGTCAAGCAGAGGTAGAGCAAGAAGTATTTGGTTTGGCTGGTAGTGCAGAGGCGGGACAACGCCGTAAAAAACTATCAGAACTTGAGAGGTCTGCATTTAGCGGACAAGCAGGAACCACAGCAGGAGCACTTGGCCGAGATAGAGCTGGTTCCTTTTAACTAAGCCTGCCATTAGAACCACCGGCCTAATGGAGAGATAACAATACCGGTAGTAGAAGCCATACAGGTATCCCCGAACTGTATGAGGTCTGCGTAACTACAACGAATGGGAGATGGACTATGTCCAACTACGACTACGAGGATGATGACGATACAGATACAACAACTGAATCGTTAAGTAATGATCTCGTAAAACAACTACGCAAAGCTAATAAGCAAAAAGATAAAGAGCTGGCAGATCTAAAAGCTAACTTTGAATCTTTAAATAAAGCGCAGAGAGAACGAGCAATCAAAGATGCCCTCGCAGCTCGCGGGGTAAATCAGAAGATCTCTTCATTTATCCCACAGGATATAGACCCAACTGAGGAGTCTGTATCAAAATGGCTTGAATCAAATGCAGATGTATTTGGTCTTCAAACCGAAACTTCCCAACAACCGAATGTAGATCCTGCTCAAGCGGCAGCCTATAGGAAGATGAGCGCAGCAACAGAATCTGGTATTACACCAGATCGCGGTGTTGATGTTTATCAAAAACTTATGAAGGCTAATAGTCGCGAAGAGTTAGATCAAGTAATTCGGGAGTCAGGAATCTAACTTCCTACTAACGAAAGGCAATACCTAAATGGCACTACCTACAGGTAGTTTCACCGGTACCGCTGACATTAGCAATTTAGTCAAAGCAGCATACGATCAGTATGTAAGAATGGCACTTCGTTCCATTCCTGTAATGCGCTCAATTGCAGATGTTAAGCCAGTTCAACAGGCAATGCCAGGATCATCAGTTGTATTCTCAATCTATTCAGATCTAGCAGCAGCTACTTCTACACTGACAGAAACAACCGACGTTTCCTCAATTGCTCTTGGTAACCCATCACAAGTTACCGTAACACTAAACGAGTACGGCTCAGCCGTAACAACAACTAAGAAGTTGAACCTAACTTCTTTCAACGATGTAGATGCAGCTCTTGCTGACATCATTGCATACAACGCTGCAGATTCTATTGACTCTGTAGTTGCCGCAGTTCTAACTGGTGGAACCAACGTAATCTACGGTGGAAACGCTACTACAACAAACACAATTGATTCAGCAGATATTATTTCTGTTGCTGACATTCGTGCTGCTGTAACAGAACTACGCACCAACAAGGCTTTGCCTCGTATCGGTGAGTTGTACGCAGCATACCTACACCCACGTCAATCTGCTGACCTACGTTCAGAGTCAGGTACAGGCGGATTCCAGGATATTGTTAAGTACACAGACAATGTGTCAAAGACAAT